GGAATAGTAAATTACAAGTAAAAACTATTCCTAAGGGAACTCTGTTGTTTCGTCTAACGAAGAACGTAAGAAATGATTTGCGTGGAGTAGAATTAGACGATGGAACACGTTGCGTGACACCTAATTTTAACGTGTTTTTTTACCCTGATCCATTTACAGCTGGATTATCGTTCACTAAATTGACGAAAGAGACTGATATGATGGCCGTCTTTATTCTTAAAAAAGACGTAAAGGTTCTGTGGCTCTTGAATCCTTCAAAGTATACTAGAAACACAAAAAACACGAGACGCAGATTTGTTACAAGATGCAACAGAGTAAAGCAGGGGTGCATGCCCAGACCGTTGAAAGGATACGATCCATGTTTAAGTAAAACTATGATTGAGAAGTATCCCGACATTGTTGGGATGGTTGCAGTGGCGTATACTGACTCGGAAAGATTGAAAGAAAACTTAAGAGACAATCCAAACAAAACACGTAAAATTCGCAAGTATTTGCATTTTGCCGAAGACAGTCGCAAAGCAGACGGTGTCCCTGAGATAGTATTACATCCCTTTGTGAAGAGACCAAGCAAAGATGTAATAGTTCATAAGGGAGACGAACTAGAAATTAATTATAAACTGTTAACCATTTTAAAACTAAACGATTACCCAAGACTGATCAAGTTTATGGACCAACATGCAGTGTATGATCCTGATACATTTTATTACACTTATAAATCCTAGAACTCAAAGTCTAGGATGTAGACCACCGAAAGGTAAGCTACCACTGCAAATCCAATGATCCAAGTCCAAACAGGAAATACAGTAGATTCACGTTTTCCAACACCGAAAGGTCGGATGTTTCCGTCTTTACCGAAAGCAACGGCGGGCTTTAAGTAAAGAAATCCAGCAACTAAAAAGAGGTAAATAGCTACCATCCATAACTTAGGGTTTCTGCGCACAACTTCTTCCATTATCATTTCGTTCCCAAAAATAAGTGAGAGAATGGCGTATGTCCTTCCAAATCGTAAAGCGTTCGCGGACGCAATCACTCGTAAGTTCTTGAAATACCGTGAAGACAAACCAGAAAACGGCGAAAAACGAAACAACGAGCTAACTCCGTACCAAAAACTGGTTCGCGATTACTTGTTGATTGAAACACCTTACCGAGGTCTTCTAGTTTACCATGGGTTGGGAACAGGTAAAACACGTTCGTCTATTGCAGTAGCTGAATCGTTGATGTCGAACAAGAAAGTCTACGTCTTGCTTCCAGCTACCTTAGCAGACAATTACCGTTCAGAAATCAGAAAGAGCGGGGACCCAGTGTACGCTTTTGACCAGCATTGGGAAGAGAAGAGTATTCGCAGCGAAGAAGACCGGGAAAAAGCAAAGGCTCTGGGTATTACAGAAGAGTTTCTGGACAAGAACGGTGTGTATTACACAACAGTACAGGACGCAAATCCTAATTTTCGAAACCTTACACGAGCCCAACAGAAACTCATTGAAGCTCAAATTGAAGATGTAATTGACAGCAGATTCACATTCATCAACTACAACGGTATTTCAAGTTTGAACATTGACAGACTCTTGCCTTCCGAGCACATGTTTGACGATTCGGTTGTGATTATTGACGAAGTGCACAACATCATTGGATCAGTGTCTAATGAACGAGACATTCGGACCAAACTTTACACTTACATTTACAAAGCAAAGAACTGTAAGGTCGTAGCCTTATCTGGAACTCCAGTGATCAACAGCCCACACGAAATAGCGTTCTTAATGAATTTACTTAGAGGTCCAATTGAACAAGTGATTGTTCCCACAAAATCGGCTCTTGCATGGGACGAAGCCTTAATGACTGCATTTTTTCGTAAACAGAAAGATGTTGACACAATTGAATACAATTCAGTCAAGCGTCACTTTTTGATTACTCGAAACCCTCCTTTCTTTGAAAGTATATACAACGATAAGGGCGAAAGAATAGCGGTGAAGTACAACAAGGATTTCAAGCAGGAACCGGATATCAAAGAATGGGTGGAAACATGGAGAAAAGAGTTCACAGAAAAGTTCTCTGGAATTGAATTGGAAACTCCTGAAAAAATGGTTGTGCAGGAATTACAGTGTTTGCCCACGGATATTCCGAACGACGAGTTCACGAAACTGTTCGTTGAAGGAATGAAAATAAAGAACGCTTTGCTTTTAGGCAGACGCATTCAGGGCTTGGTTTCGTATTACAAGGGAGCAGATGAACGATTATTGCCTAAGAGATTGGACGAAGACAAGACGTTAGTTAAAGTTCCCATGTCCAACGAACAGTTTGTTCTTTATTTGGGAGCACGCAAGAAAGAGATTGACAGAGAAGCAAAAAGAAAACGATCACCTTCGTTGAACGAAAACTTAGGATCGTTTCGTATGGCTTCAAGATTGATGTGTAACTACGCTGTTCCTGAAGAATTGAGAGTCATAGAAACAGAAGAAGACGATGAAACTGCAGTAGCAGACAAACCTGAAATCTTAGCAAGATTAAGAAAGGAACCTGACCGATTTCTGAAAGGAAAGGGATTGGACCATTTTTCTCCGAAGATGGCTGCACTATTGAAGGATTTGAAGCACAATGTAGGCAAAGACGGTAAATGGAACAACCAGTATGTTTACTCTCAGCATGAATCTTTGGAAGGGTTGGGAATATTGCGTGCAGTGCTGGAAAACAACGGATTCCAAGAGTACAAACTCATCAAGGACGGAGGAATATGGAAAGAGGACCCATCAATGGAAAAAGGAAAGCCGGCGTATGGGATGTATACAGGTAAGAACGACAAGGAACGCAGTCTTATTCTGGACATATTCAACGACGAAATTCCTGTTTCCATGAAAGATTCAGTGAAGGAACGCAGACTTTGTGTTTTGTTGGGAAGCAGCGCTTCAGCTGAAGGTATAACTTTGAGAAACGTGAGAAACGTATACATATTAGAACCTTACTGGAACGCTGGACGTATAGACCAAGTCATAGGTCGCGCTATTCGTTTGAACTCGCACGACAAGTTACCTCCAGAAGACCGAAACGTTACGGTCAAAATTTACATGTCAGTATTCACTCCTGAACAATCGTCAACGGCAGATGCAGACAAGGCTCCAAATATCGTAGCTATCAGACGAAACGATACGTCTACGAAATACTACGAAACAGGTGAAGGCCAAGAATCGTTCATGACGTCCGACGAAGTGCTTTACAACTTGAGTTACCAGAAAGGGCGTATTGCAAAGAACATATCAACTATTCTGAAACAGGCGGCAGTAGATTGCGAAATTCATCGCAAGTTACATTCGAAAGAACAACCGGTGATCCAGTGTATGCGCTTTGATTCAGGGGTCACAGCTGAAGATCTTGCTTACCGACCTTCTTACTTGTTGGACGAAAAGGATGTATCTTACCAACGCAACTTAATGAAAAAGACACGAAAGTTACAGATCGTGGAAATCAAAGGCATCATGATGATACTTGATACGCAAACAAACGAGATATTTGATTACGGAGCATGGGGAGACGACAAGCGATTGTTTAAGTTAGGTGTTCGCACAGGAAATGTAATAAAGTTTTTGCCTGATGTGATTTTTTAACGCGTTCATACAAATGGCAACAGTATCAAACGCTGGAGCGGGAACATCAATGGCTAACTTACAAACCGGAACACGTGGACTATCTGCAGGAGACTGGACACGAATACTTAAGTTACGTCAAAACAGAAATTACGTCACTGCTAACTTGACGACAAATGTGGACATCAATGCTCCCGTTCCTAACCAACAAGTTTACAGTCAAGCTATGTTGATTCCAAGAACTACGGGTGAATCTAAGATCATACGTCCTGCCTCTATGTGGACAGACTACATTGCCTCGCAAACAGCTGACTTCATCTTGAGAAGCCAAGCAACCAGCAACGGAACAAATATCAACGCAAATACGCTCACACTTACAAGATTATGTAATTGTAATACAACAACTATATCTGGAGTAAAGACAACCGGATGTCAAAAGTGTTCAGTCTACACACATAAATCTATTCAATAATAAGTAAGTGGAATGGGAGGCTTAATGCAATTAGTAGCAAAGGGCGCACAAGATATTCTAGTATGTGGGAACCCGTCGTTCACACATTTTAGGTCGGTATACAAGCGCCACACAGATTTCGCGATGGAACATTTTGAACTGGTGTTTCAAAGCAAGAATTTACAGATTCCTCAGTCGGGGACGTTAACGCTGAGAGCCAAAGTCGAGCAATTTGCGCAGTTGGTGAACGATTGTTATTTAGTATTGGACATGCCTTCAATTTTTTCATTGGTAGCTCCAGTCACACAAAAACATTCAAATTTGAACAACAACGCATCAGCTATAGGATACGAATTCCAATGGGTGAGAAATTTAGGTTACAATATGATCAATTATGTTTCATTGGTAATCAACGGTCAGGAAATAGTGAGACATACAGGTGAATGGATGAAACTGTATGCGGACCTCAACTTTGACGCAAACAAGAAAGCTGTATTGAACCAGATGGTAGGAAACGTTCCCGCGATGTATGATCCGGCAAACGCTTACGATAGACTGAATCAGTACCCACACGCTATTTCTACGGCAACAACTGCGGCCGAACCATCGATATACGGAACTACACTGAACATTCCATTACATTTTTGGTTTTGCGAGGATATAGGTGCAGCTTTACCTATTGGAGCCTTACAGTACTCGGTCGTTGAAATCGTTGTTGAATTAAAGAACATGTATCAGTTGTTTACGGTTCGTGACGTTCGAGAAAGAGTTAACGGATCGTCAAATCCTAATTTCGGAAGAAGAATTGCACCTGACCCAACGGATTCAGCATTCAAGATCAACAACTTCTTGTCGCCTCCAACGTACTCTACAACACCGGGACCTACAGTTCCAACATTGTCTACATGGAAACTGAACCCATACATTGAAGCCAACTACATTTTCTTGAGCGATGCAGAATTAGCTCATGTAGTAAAGACCGAACACTCGTTCATCATTAACCAAGTGGATATCACTTCTGCAGACGGTCAGTATGGTCCAAGTAACGATATATTGCTTCTGATGCGTAATTTATGTACGCAAGTTGTTTGGGTGGCAC